CTCAACTATAGACCAAGCAGCTGCAAACGCAAAGAACCTGCTACTAACAAATTCAGGAGAGAGAGTGATGTTGCCAAACTTTGGCTGTGATTTAAACAGATCACTATTCAACAATCTAAGTGAATTCACAACAGACGAGATAGTTGACAAAATAGAAGCACAGTTTAGCTACTGGTTACCATATATTAATATTAATAAATTGGATGTGTTTTACAACAACGAAGACCCAACAGCTGTGAATAAAATTTACATTAGCATGGTTATAAGTTTAAAAAATAATCAAATAGATACAAGATCAATAGACTTGACAATAACGCAAGCATAAAATGGCTGTAGTAACAAAAGACATAACAAAAGAGGTAAGATATCTAAACAGAGATTTTGATCAACTTAAAGAAGGGTTGATTGATTTTGCAAAAAGATACTATCCTTCAACATACAATGATTTCAACGAAGCATCACCTGGAATGATGTTTATTGAAATGGCTGCGTATGTTGGAGATGTCTTAAACTACTACATTGACTCACAATTAAAAGAGTCCTTGATTACACAAGCGCAGGAAAGAAAAAACATACTAGATCTTGCACAAGCGTTTGGATACAAACCAAAGCTATCTGTACCATCCACAGTCGACATCGATGTGTATCAATACTTACCACCATCAGGTAGCGGTGTAAATACACAACCTGACTATGACTACGCACTCAAATTGGCTGGCGGTACAATACTCTCATCAACCTACAACGGCACTAACTTCATTATACAGGATGAGATTGATTTTAGTATAGACAATTATTTTTCACCAAGAACAATAACAGTTGCACAGCTATCAACAATTGATGGCTCCGTGCAATACTATCTTGCTAAAAAAACATATAAAGCAATCTCTGCAACAACAGAAACAGAGGATTTCACATTTACAACACCAACAAGATACAGTAAGATATTGCTATCTAATCCTAATGTGATTGGTATACAATCAATAGTTGATTCCGACAACAATACATGGTATGAGGTACCTTATCTTGCGCAAGACACAATCTTCAATAAAGTAGAAAATCTTGCCTACAATAACCCCGATACATCGGTATTCACGAACGAGACGCCTTACCTCTTAAAACTACTCAGAGTACCGAGAAGATTTACATCTAGAGTTACAGACAGAGGACTTGAAATACAGTTTGGTGGAGGTGTAAGTTCATCACCAGGAGAGGAACTGTTACCAACACCCGAAAACATAGCATTATCGCTACCAACAGGTATAGAAAACACTGACATAGCATTTGACCCAGCAAGTCCATTGTATACTGGTGCATATGGTCAAGCACCGAGTAATACAACACTGACAGTTACTTATTTGGTAGGTGGCGGCATACAAGCAAATGTACCATCAAATACGATAACAGGTGTTGAAACAAGAACTATTGTTAACACATTACCATCAGTTAATCCAGGACTAACTAATACAATTATAAACTCACTAGCTGTTAACAACATGACGGCAGCTGCTGGTGGTAGATCTGAGGAATCTATCGAAGAGATCAGACAAAACACACTTGCGCAATTCATGTCTCAGCAAAGAGCTGTAACTAGAGAAGATTACATCTTGCGTACCTACGCTATGCCAGCTTTGTATGGTAGTGTTTCTAAAGCATACATAACTCCTGACGACCAAGAAAATCTAGCAACGGCAGAGGTAGGAGATAGAATAGCTAATCCACTTGCACTAAATTTGTATGTACTAGGATACAATGATCAAAAGCAGCTTACACCAGCAAACATAACCGTAAAAGAGAACCTAAAAAATTACATAAGCCAATATAGATTGGTAACAGATAGCATTAACATAAGAGACGCTTTTATAGTAAACATTGGTGTAAACGTATCAATTATAATTTACCCTGGATATACTGGTAGTGAAGTCATAGCAAATGTTATAAGCGCACTAAAAGCATTTTTTGATATTGATAGATGGCAGATAAATGAACCAATACTATACTCCGACATTTTTACAGCCGTAATGGCAGTGAAAGGTGTACAGATGATATCAGAAATCAGTATAACTAATCTTAACAACGAATCTTTAGGTTATTCAAATGTTTATTACGATATTGGTAGAGCTACGCAAAATAATGTCATATATCCAAGCTACGATCCATCTATATTTGAAGTAAAATATCCCGATAACGATATTAAGGTTAGAATAACAACATACTAAGATGATACACTCAATATACGGTCTATACGATAACACAATCTACGAATACTATCCATATAAAAACACTGGATTAGATAGTGTATTGGATTTGTCTAAGGTAGTGAGTGAAAGTGGGTCGTATAATAACAGAGCATTACTGAAATTTGACTTAGCATCTATATCTCAGTCTATAGTAGCAGGAGCAATAACATCACCAAAATTCTATTTAAACCTCTACACAGTAGAAGCGCAGGAAGTACCATCATCCTATACAATCGAAGTCTATCCACTATCTGAAAGTTGGGATTCTGGTATCGGTAAGTACATTAATAAACCAGAAACAACTCAGGGATCTAGTTGGTATCACAGAAGTAACTCTACATACGCATCGTCTAGCTGGACGACAGCATCCTTTGCAGTAAACGTATCAGGCAGTACAGGGCTTGTGTCAGGAGGTGGTACATGGTATACTAACTACAACTGTACACAATCTTACAACTACAGTTCAACTGATGTAAGGATAGATGTAAGTAGTATAGTAAACAACTGGCTTTCGGGTACAATACCCAATAACGGTTTTATAATTAAAAAATCACATAGCGACGAAGCATCAGAAACAAACTTTATTACGTTAAAGTATTTTTCAACCGATTCACGAACTATATACCAACCAAAACTTGAAGTGGCTTGGCAAGATGCTGTTTACACAACTGGATCACTAACACAACCTGACCAGTCAAAGGATATAACAGTCTACATACAGAACCTAAAAAAGCAATATAAAGAAACATCTAAAATACGTCTAGAAGTTGGTGTTAGGGAAAAGTATCCAACCATAACATTTGCAACACAAAGCAACTATCTTATTAAAAACTTTTTACCAACCTCATCACTATACTATGGTGTTTATCACGCCGATACTGAAGAGGCGGTTATACCTTTCGATGATATTTATACTAGAGTGAGTTGTACATCGAGTGGAAATTTTATGAATTTGTGGCTTGATGGACTACAACCGGAAAGATACTATAAAGTTGTATTTAAGGTAACTAGAAACAACTCAGAAGAATACTTCGACAACAACTACATATTTAAAGTTACAAAATGAGAGGTTTAGATGGAAGACTTGTAGCTGATTTGAATGATAACCTACCCGCTGAAATTAGCGGTAGTACGTTATCACCGGCCACATCTAGCCTGAATGAGAATCTTACAACCTACGTACTACTACCGGAACTGATAAATCAGGTACCGTACATATCTCAATCAATATACAATACAAGTACGCCTTTAATAAAACCAATACAGCATAACAGACCAGGACTAACAAACCTGTTTATAGACGCTAATGGTACTGTTAGAGTGTTAGTAGGAACCAGCTTCAAATTAAAAATGAAGGCTGCGCAACCACCAATTTACAATATTGAGAATGGCAAGCCTACACTTATTGTTGAAGCACTACCACCAGATGAAGCACCACCAGCAGGTGTACCAGTGACAACTGGCTCACTTGAATCCACTTTGCAATATGAGTGGACAAGGGATGGTAACTTGTTTTTGAGAGCAACAGATCCAAATATATCTAACGCACTAGCATTCGTTACTGGTAGCAGGAACGATGAGCTAATCTTCCAAAACATAAGTCCAACATTTGCAGGCACATATGTGTGCGAAGCCTCAAACGACATAGGAGCTATAGAATCTGAATTAGTTACTATAGAAGTGTTTAATCCAGACATAGATGATTTGTTTTACAACAACCTTGTACAAAATCCCTACGGTAAAAACGATCTTGATGGATGGCTTACACCTGATAGTGATTTTATAACTGCAAGGCTGACAGATGCACCTTTTAAAAAGTTGTCTCAGCCCTGGAATAAGGATATATTTGGTTATTCCGTGGACATGCTTTATCCACGACCCTACCATCTGAACACATATCACATAAAGAATAGTAATTTTCTAAACGATATACTAGATGAAGGCTACTATTTTACTAGAGAAAGAATAAAGTACAAAGCAAAAGATGGTAGAGCGCTTATAAACGCAGAATATGATGTAGATCTAACTGACGCACAGCCATACATACAAGGAGCAGTGTATGGTGTTGACGGGGTTAGAGCTATTTTTGGAGCATATGTAGGTAACGCAATCTCGAGATACAAAACGACAATTGTTAACGCCATCATCGATTACAGAAATCTTATAACTGCAGTTGATCCGTCTACACCTAGACCAACACTTGAAAACTCACTACTAGCAGGTCCCCCGGTTTTAGATGAAGAGGTTACTGTTGTTGTAACGGAGTATGATAACGAAAGGCCATTACTTAGCAGACTACTTAATGTTAGTAGTAGCGTAGTTACTGAAGTACCAGGCTGTATTATACATGATCCCTGGACTAAGGCGATGATGGAGCTCGATAGCCAAATACAGCAAGGATTATTTATACAACTGATGCCGTCGGGATCAAGCCCAACCGGATTCATTAGTTTGGGCAACACGCAAGAGGAAAAAATACTTTATGCAATATCCTCAGGGGTTATTAAGTACCCTAATCTAAATTTTATACCAAGTTATGGGCAGTACGCAGAGTTTAACAAGGTTGTTGTAGACAAACTAAACTTTAGAACTAACAAAATAAGAATAAGTTTAAACTTTACAGCAAAACATGATGTGCTCAATGATACAACCGGAGAGTTGCTTGATGCATCTGACGACTGTTTTGAATTGTTGCCATATGAGTTGATAATAGAGGGTGGTAGATTCCCACACCACTTCCCTAATGATTTTTACCAATCAACAATAAACAATGTTACCCAGCTTGTATCGGTACTAGCGTTTAATAAATTTGCATACAAGGGCACAAAAAGCCTGCAAGAGTATTTTGCATTGATGGGCATTTCTAGATCATTGATAACAGGATTAAATTTAGTACTGCTACCAATTGAAACCAATAACT